TAAATTATGACAAATCTGGATATAATAAAACAGAGCACAGTAACAGAGAGCACACTAAAACAGAACATACTAATAATATAGTTTTTGATTATTCCATAACAAAAGACCCTTTTTTCTGGTGTTTATATGTTATTAAATATGGTAAGCATAAATACGATAGTTTAAATAATAAATTGATTGAAGAGGAAAATAATGAGAAATTTAATAATATTTTTAATCAAATAAATAAATTAGATGATATACCAGGTTTAAAAGACTTTTTGAAAATAAATAAAATAACTAAAACAACAATTAAAAATGATTTAACAGAAAGCACAACCTATACAGGTAAAACCAGTTATAAATTGGCGAAAGTTATGTGTTTTTTATACAACATAAATATAATAGTAGTAGAAGGTAAAACATATTTTAAAGCGTTAGTTAATTCTGAAATATATGCAGATGTTGATACAAATGTTGATACAAATGTTGATACAAATGTTGATACAAATGCAGACCAAGATAATTTAGTTATAAGTCCTGTTACAAATTATAATCAAATAACTATTAATAAAAATAATGAATATGTTGTTACACTTAATTTAACAGAAAATAGTGTTAAAGATATCACAGAAAAATATTATGAAATACATGATTTTGATAAGAAGATTAAGGGTATAGGTTATTATAAAGTAGATGAACTTATTGAGATAGCAAATAAATTAGGAATTAATACATCTATTAAAAAGAAGAAACAAGATCTATATAATGAAATAAAAATAGAATTGAAAGAAGAATAATATAAATAACTATAACATATTAATAGTTATAAAAATTTAATTAAGATATAAAATTAATTACTTATATTATAATATATAATATATATAATGTCTAATTCAAATTCTAAAAATAATAGTAGTAAGTCTCAGTTTGATATTCTTGTTAGTAAATATGTCAATGATATGGTAACCGATACATCAAACCCTCCAGCAGAATACTTTAATAGAGAATTGGAGATAAAATTTGGTACAATACGTGGTTCAAAACCAATATCAAAATTAGAATATGATAATATAATAAATAAACTGATATCTGTTGGATTTAATATTATTAATACAGAAGGTTTGAACGGTGAAAATATGTTACGGATAATAAATGAATACGTAGATAAACAAACCGGAAATATTAAGATGTCAAATATAAGAACAGAAATTAATGGTTTAACTGATATTCAAGAGTATTGTAAAACAAATAGTTTAATGAGTGGTGAAGCAAAAAAATATAATAGAATTATTATGGATGTATCATTTTTACAAAAAACATTAATGAAAGAAGACGGAAATACTATACAATCGGTTGATGTAAAGGATTATAATTTTAGAACATCTTATTCTTCTGAAAAAAGAATGGAGATGAACGATAAATTTATAAAATTACTGGTAGATGAATGGAGTGATAAACGAAAAATATTTAGATATATTAATCGCGTAACACTAACACATCCTACTTATCCAGTTAAAATAGATTGTAGTATTGTAAAATCATCTAAGAAAAAACCGAATGGTAGATTTCCAGAATCACATTATAATATTGGTGATGCAGGTGTTTTTGATAATCAAGAAATGTATGAAATAGAAATAGAAATAGATAATGATAAACTTAAATCAATTATTATGGAAAATAATTCAAAAGTAAAACAAGAGAAATCACGTGTAGATATATCTGCACTTGTTAAAAGTATATCAAATAAGTTATCTGTTGATATTAAGAAATGTGTTAAATACATATTAGCAGGTATTCAGCAAACTAATTATCCCGTTTCATATGATGAATTATATAAGGTTTCTCAGAGTTATTTAAATTTAATAGATAGCGAAGCTTATAAAAAACAACAACAGGATAGAGACGGTAAATATAATAACATATTTTATACGTTGCGTTCGAGTAATTTTATTGGTCCAAGCAGTATAACATTACAGCAAATGAACATAGTGAATAAAGATGAAGAAACAAATATTCCAAATATTAGAAAAAATTATACAGTAACTGATAAAGCAGATGGTGCAAGAAAATTATTATTTGTAGCGCAAAACGGTAAATTATATTTAATAACAACAAATATGGAAATCCAGTTTACTGGACTAATATGTAAATACAAAGAATTATTAAATACTATAATAGATGGAGAACATATACTGTATGATAAAAAGGGTACATTTATAAATTTATATGCTTGTTTTGATATATATTTTATAGGAGCGAATGATGTAAGAAAATTACCTTTTACAAATAATCAAACAGCAGAATCAAGAACAGAATCAACAGCAGAATCAAGAGCAGAAGATGTGGAAAGTAAAGGTAAAAGTAAAGATAAAGATAAATCAAAAAATAGATTAACACAATTACAAAGATATATAAATCTTTTAAATGAGAATATGGAAGTAATATCAAATAATAGTGATAGCACTTCTAAACTAACTGTAAAAGTAAAGGAATTTTATCCTACAACTACTAATGTTGATTCTATATTAAAGGCTTGTGATAAAATATTTACAGATATAGATGCTGGTAATTATAATTATGAAACAGATGGATTAATATTTACTCCTATGGATTATGGTGTTGGATTAACAAAGATGGATAACAAGATTAAAAATTTCAAATCTACTTGGGAACTTAGTTTTAAATGGAAACCACCTGAATATAATACAATAGATTTTTATGTATCTACTAAAAAGAATGCAGATGGTAAAGAGTTTATAGGTAATATTTATAGTGACGGTATTGATATGTCTAAGGCAGTTCAAATAAAACAGTATAAAACAATACTATTACATGTTGGATTTGATCAAGGCAAAGATGGATACTTGAATCCATTTCAGGATATGTTAGACGATAATACGCCATATTTTAGTATGGATAGCGACAGCAAACCAGGTGATAACTATAAACCTGTTCCGTTTATGCCTACAAATCCTTCTGATCCAAAAGCCCATTTATGTAATATTTTGTTAAAGGAAGACGATAATGGAAATAATCAAATGATGACTACAGAAAACGAAACTTTTGAAGATAATATGATAGTAGAATTTAGTTATGAACCTAATAGAGACCCTAATTCTAGATGGATACCATTAAGAGTAAGATGGGATAAAACTCTTGAATTAAGAAAAGGACAGCGTAATTACGGAAATAACTATCATGTTGCTAATAATAATTGGCATAGCATACATAATCCTATTACTGAAAAAATGATAACAGGTAAAGAAATTATACCTGAATCGATGGGTGATGATGATTCATATTATATTAAAGTAAAAGGTAAATCAAATACTAGAGCAATGCGCGATTTCCATAATTTATATGTAAAACAATTGCTAATAAAATCAGCATCTAAATATGGCGATACTCTTATAGATTTTGCTGTTGGTAAAGCAGGTGATTTTCCAAAATGGATTGCTGCAAAATTAAAATTTGTATTTGGTATTGATTTATCAAAAGATAACATACAAAATCAACGTGATGGTGCTTGTGCTAGATATTTAAATTATAAGAAACAAAACATAGAGCGTAATATGCCAAAGGCTATATTTGTAAATGGTAATAGTGGATTACTTATAAGAGATAAAGAAACAACAGCTATTTTATCTGATAAAGAAAAGGTAATAACAAATGCTATATTTGGCATTGGTGAAAAACGTGAAGAAGTAGTGGGTAAATCTATTATTAATAATAATCTATTTGGGATAGGAACAGATGGTTTTAACGTATCTTCTATTCAGTTTGCTTTACATTATATGTTTAAAGATATTGATACTCTGCACAACTTTTTAAAGAACGTAAGTCAAACAACAAAGGTAGACGGATATTTTATAGGAACATCATATGATGGTAAAAAAATATTTGAAGCGCTTAAAGATAAGGAATATGACGAAAGTATTTATATAACATCCGATAATAATAACGATAATAAAACAGGTATTGATAAGTTAACAGATAGAGGTGTTATATGGGAAGTTGCAAAAAAATATAAACAGGATGAATTTCCAGATACAATTGAAAGTATTGGTTATCCTATAGATGTATATCAAGAAACAATAGGCAAGGTATTCAGAGAATATTTAGTAAATTATGATTATCTTATACGCATAATGGAAGATTATGGATTTGCTCTTTTATCTACAGAAGAATCAAGTAAGGAATTGGGTTTATCAAATAGTATTGGTAATTTTGAGGAATTATATAAGAATTTAGAATTAAAATATAAAAAAAATAAGAGGATGGTTGGTGAGATTGGAGAAAGTTTAAATATGACATCTAAAGAAAAACAGATATCATTTTATAATAAATATTTTGTATTTAAGAAAATACGCGATATTACTGATATAGATTCTATTAAACCTAAATCACGCGAAGCGGAAATAGAAAATAACAATAATAAGATGCCGGTGCCGAGTGAAAAAGAGGTATTAAAAGAGGTATTAGATGATGTCAAAAAGAATAACGTTAATGCTAATGCTAACGTAGAAACAGAAAATAATAACGGTGGAAAATATATTCTATTAGATAAAAATCCTAAGCGAAGTGGTAGTGATATTTATAAAAGGTATGAGGTATTGAAAAAAGCAAAAAGCATTTCCCAGGCATATGAATTAGGACGAGGTGCAGGATTTACAGATTCTAAGATATATGAAGCATTAAAACATTTCAATGAAATTAAACATTTACAAGTTGAGTTAAAAGGCGCCAAACCAAGTGAGCAAAAGAAACCACAGAAAAAAGCACAGAAACTTACTATTAAATAAAATAATCAATTAATTAAACAAAATAATTAAACAAAATAATTAAACAAAATAATTAAACAAAATAATTAAACAAACCAATAGTTTAAACCAATATATTATATTTGTTGAAAATTACATAAATATAATATAATAAATTAATGTAGGACTTATTTAAATAAATAATTAATAAAATGTCGTTTTATATAGTACCAAAAATAGATGCAAATATATTAAAATATTTAAATTCATCAGATAATATTACTGATTATCATAAAGATGATTCATGTGATAATGATTTGATTAGTAAAACATTAAAAAATTATCTTTTTTCCATGAAACATCAAATAGATAAGCATATAGATAAGTGGGATTTATATAAAAAATATACTAATCCATATGAATATATACATACAAATATACCTCATGCAAGACAATCTATATGTTCATATAAACCGTTATCTAGATCATTTTTCAAAATGATAGAGGTAATAAATATACACGATTTATTGAAAAATTTAACAGATATTAATATTAAAACATATCACTTAGCTGAAGGACCAGGTGGATTTATAGAAGCGGTTGCTTATTTAAGAAAAAATAAAAATGACCTTTATTATGGTCAAACGTTGATTGATAATAGTGATAATAATGTTCCTGGATGGAAAAAAAGTAACGACTTTCTAAAAAAAAACAGAAACGTTAAAATTATTACAGGTAATGATAATACAGGTAATTTATTATGTAAAGAAAATTTAAAATATTGTTATGATAATTTTAAGAATAGTATTGATATAATAACTGGAGATGGAGGTATTGATTTCTCTAATGATTTTAATCAACAGGAAAAATTAGCGATTAACCTTATATTCGCTCAAGTTTGTTATGCTATTATAATGCAGAAACAAGGTGGTCATTTTGTTATTAAGATATTTGATATATTTAACAAATCTACATTAGAGATAATTTATTTATTAGCATCATTATATGATAGAGTATACATAACCAAACCACATTCCAGTAGATATGCTAATTCTGAGAAATATATAGTATGTAAAGGATTTAGAATTAAAAACAGTGATGAATTTTATCATAAATTCTATTCATTATTTGAAAATAATATTTTTGACAAGTTTATTACAAATATATTAACTAATGATATTCCTGTTTATTTTGTAAATAAAATAGAAGAAATCAATTCTATTATAGGACATTATCAAATTGAGAATATAAATAGTACTATCAATTTAATAATAAATAATGTTAGTGGTGATAAATTAGAGAATATTAAAAATGCTAATATACAAAAATGTTTAGGTTGGTGTAATAAGCATAAATTACCGGTTAATTCAATTAGTGATAATAAATATATTAATTCTTCTAATGTAAATAGTGCTAATGCAAATAGTGCTAATGCAAATAGTGCTAATGCAAATAGCACCAAAACTGAAAATAGCATAAATCATATAATTGCTTAAAAGAATGTCATTGTGAATCCTACTTTACCTCCTGTACCACCAGCACAATTAGTAAATAATTGTTTAGAACCTTGTCTATGGAATATTTTGGGTTTGGTAACCTTAGATTTGATAAAGTATGGCGCAACTGGATTACCTGTATAATGTATGTTAGGATTCTCAGTTGTTGAAAAACCAGTAGTGCCCCAAGTATCAGTTTTGTAAAAGGTAGAATTATTCTTTGTTATTGTGTTAAGTTTCAATCTTGCAAGACGAGAACTACTATCTACTGCACCTTGAACACCATATTGTTGATTATTAGGTTTATAAACGGTTATTTTACAATTTGCTTTATTAGTTACATTATCGGGGTCACATTTGCTGCGTCCATGAAAATGTGAACTAGTTGTTGATAAACTATCTGTTGGGTGTATATAATTTCCATCAGCATCATAATAATTATGACCAGATATAGTTGTATTGTATAACTTATATTCGTATGTTTTACTCCTTGATTGAAGATAACTTTTAGAATTAGTATAATAATCCTTAGACTGTGGTATTAAAGTTGTGCTGCTTCTTATTTTAGCACCTGCCGATTTTGTCCCTTTTGGTCCGCGGGTTGGGTTACTAATTAAGCAATTACTTGCATCAAGGAGCGGTGCTGGATTTAATCTGAGTTCTTTATTTTGACCAGTTGCATCTTTGCCTAAAAGTTTAAATTCTTTACCTATTACTAATTCTACGTTAGAACAATCGTTTTCGCAATTTACATAGGTTGCGTCTGTTCCTAAACTATAGGTTGAACCTCTTTTTCTATATAACTTTAGAGGTCTCGCTTTAGGATACCAATTTCCAATATAATTATAATTTGCATTGGTGACAGCATCTATAGTACCGTTAGCTAATGGCGCTACATTCTTAGGAACATATGTTATTTGATTTTTTACCTTATATTGAGTAATTGTTGTTGTCATATCTATATTAATATATATATTGATAATATAAATATTAATTATTGGAATTTATA